CCAAAAAACTTGAAGCAGAATACAGAGTCATAACTAATACCGGATGGTATCATAAGATGTATCAGATTATGGTCGCACTTGCTGGTAATGCTGTTAAAAAACAATATCCGATTACTGCAATTCAAATTGCAAAACTTTGCTCAGAGTTTGACGCAGAAACTGGAAATTGGTATAAAAATCGTCCCCTAGATAAAGAAGCAGATAGAGCGTTAGAATATGTTTATAAAAACATGTGAAATTAAAAAAACGCTTGACTTTGGTATAAAAGTGTGTTATATTCTATGTACAAACTGAGAAGAGAGGGTTACATTATGAAGTTAGTAGTTGATAATTCTATTCCTAAGTGTCAAGTTCCTGGTTGTAATAAGATAGCACAGAATCTAACAGGCGGCGAAAATCCAAAAAGACGGAAATCTTCGTGGGTGCGCGACAAGTATGGTGTGACAGAAGGTTGGTGTTGCAGCAGTTGTCACTCTCTTCGTATCGCTACTGAGTTAAATGGCTTTGAGTCTATTACAGAATTTAGTAACAGCCGTCATCCGTATTTGAAGTATCGTAAAGACTATTGCGAAAATTTAGATGGTCGTTTGGGTTTCACTTGTACATACACTCCTCCATCGGAAGAGCAATTGATTGCTGCTGGTTTACTTGGTAGCTTTAAAGGTTGGTTACAAGTAGATCATAAAGATGGTAATCACACAAATAACGATGAAGAAAACTTGCAGACACTGTGCGCCTGTTGTCACACCTTAAAGACTTTTGCTGCTGGTGATTACGCAACACCAGGTCGTAAAACAAGGTTGAAGGCTGCATAATGTCGTTACAGATTGTAAAAAATTTATCAAGAAATGCCAAAAGTGATGAGTGCTACACACCTTGTGATCAAGTCCTTCCTATACTAGAATACTTGGACAAGGATAAAACTTATTATGAAGCCACTAGTGGTATATCATCACAAATTCTAGATGGGTTTAAAAAGTACAACTACAACATCTTACCTAGTAACAATAAAAACTTTTTTCAATGTTCGCCAGATGATGTGTATGATGGCATTATAACTAATCCACCATACAGCATTAAAGATGATTTTATTAAATACTGTTACGCATTAAAAAAACCATTCGCATTATTCCTTCCTGTTGCATCTATGCAAGGAGGTAAACGTGGACAGATGTTTATGGAATATGGCATGTCTTGTTTGGTATATAACTATAGAGTAGACTTTACTGGCGGTGGAGCTCCACCATTTGGTAATGCTTGGTTTATGTGGGGTTGGGATAAAATGCCATCTAATACTATTAAATGGGTAAATAATCCAAAACACCGTAGTAGTACTGACGCTGTAACAACAAAAAAAGAATCGCGCTTTGATGATTGTGCAGATTTGTTAGAATTTATGGAATGATCTTAATACTTAATAGAAAGGTTATATTATGATTAAATTTACTAGTGTAATAGCACTATGAGTTATTCGTGGAATAAAGGCATGTCTATTGATGACCAATGGCAAAGTTGGCAAGATAATAATCCTTTAGATAAAATAGAAGCACCTGATACAGATACATTAAGAGACGCTGTTGTAAAAGACTTGTCTTATGTATCATCTATGGATGTAAAAGAATATACTTTGTATCAAAAATGGTGTGAAGTACAAGAAAAGTTTCCAACAATAGAAGTAAATAGTTTTTTCGGTGATAAACCTACTTTAAAAGACCAAAGACAAGGTTCATTACTAGAAGAGATTAAGAAAAATTTCTGGTTGCCTACTGATCCTGAAGAATATATTGAATTACAACCTGAACTATTATGGACTAACGGTAATGATTTAACATCTATCACAGGCGCAAATGGTCCAGCAATATGGAACAGTATGAGAACATTCTTATCTACCATGAAGAACAATAGTAATATTGGTAGAAATCTTAATTTTCTAATTAGAGATAAAGTTACCAAAAAGTATCTCGGCATCACTTGTATGTCTAGTGATTTTTTAGACCTTACACCTAGAGATGAATATATTGGCTGGGATAGAACTAGAAAAACACAAAAAATGATTAATCACACTTGCATTGGTAGTACAATAGTACCGATACAGCCTCTTGGTTACAATCTGGTTGGTGGAAAACTGTTAGCTTTACTATGTTTGAGCGACACTATTGAGAAAACTTGGGAGTATCAATATGAAGACAAATTAGTAGGTGTTACTACTACAAGTTTATATGGTAAAACTAAAGTAATACCATTATCACAATACGATAGATTAAAATATTGGAAGAAAATGGGTTGGACTGCTGGTTCAGTATCATATGAGCCTAGAAAACCAACTAGAAAAATGATACAAGCATGGTTGATGAAAAACCATACACGCAAATACTTTGAGTGGTATGTTGCGAAAAAAGATACAGGTCAACCACACAAAAGAGATCATAGAAATAGAAGTCATACATTTACATACAACAAATTGGGTATAGATAAGAATCTTATTAAATCAGATCATGCCAGAGGCATATATTTTGGTGAATTGTATGAGAATACTAGAGAATTTCTAAAAGAAGAGATAGAACAAGACAAGCTGATTAAAAAATTTGACAATTCAGTAGAGTCATTGACCGAATTATGGAAGAACAAGTATGCCAAAAAACGATTGGCTTCATTAAAGAAGCAAGATAGAGTTTCTACAGATACACATTTTTATGATGATATTATTTACATGAGTTGGGAAGAAACGAAATCAAAATATCTTGATCAAGTAGGTAGATAAAAAATGTTTAATTTGAATGTAATAAAAGAAGCTTTATATACCGACTATGGGAGAAAGTATACCAACTTCTTTATTAAATTGTCAAATAAACATATGTCTAATAAAACATATTCTTTGATGACAACTAATAGAAAAGGAGTAAATTTTCTTTTAAACTATTATCGAATATCAAAACTAGATATGAAAACATTAGTCGATAAAATATATAATGACGATGATATATCTGATACGAATAGCGAGTTGTTCTTAAAAATGTCACGTGTTGTAAACGCAACATGGAATTCTGGTGAAATTAACGAGGAAACTGTATATAAAGACTTAATGAATAATCCAAAAATTAAGTTCGTAAAGAAGACAGGAGGACTTGGATCACGTAAAGATATGATAGATAAAGTAGATATCGAATGTATATTAGCAAACGGTAAAAAGTGTAATATTCAAGTAAAGCCATATACAGAAATGATTACGGACAAAGATAGAAATTCTAAAGCGGATGTTTTTGCATTCGTTAATGGAAAATCAGTCAGATATGAGAGAAACAAATGAAAATAGGATTTACAGCATCTACATTTGATCTTCTTCATGCTGGTCATATCGCTATGCTACGTGAAGCAAAGTCGAAATGTGAATATTTGATTTGTGGTTTACAAGTAGATCCTACACTTGATCGCAAAGAAAAAAATGCACCGGTGCAAACAATTGTTGAAAGGCAAGCCCAATTAGCTGCGGTTAAATATGTAGACGAGGTATTAGTCTATTCTACAGAAGCAGACTTACTAGATATTATAAACATGTATCCTATTAACATTAGAATACTTGGTGAAGAATATCGACAAAAAGATTTTACCGGTAAAGATGAGTGTCGCAATAGAGGCATAGAACTATATTTCAATAAACGTGACCACAGATTTTCTTCTACAGATTTGAGGTCAAGAGTGTCGAATAAAAAATAAAGGAACAAAGATATGCAGGAACGTCATGAAGCATATATGAAGCGTAGACTAAAAGAAGAAAAAATCGGTGTTAACGTTGAGTTTAACAATATGAGACTCACAGAAGAAATCGAAGAAATCAAAGAAAATATTAAAAAACTTCAAATTGATATTTCGTACATAATGCAGAAGTATGGATAAAAAGATAACACTTTACAAATACGATAATTTATGCTATAATATAAACATAATGAAAAAAAGGAGTATATCTTTTGTCTATAATGGATAAACTAAAAAAGAATTCAAAGCTAAAAGCAACAGAAATTCTATCTGAATCTAAATTTTTTAATGAAAAAGATATGGTGCCAACAGACGTTCCAATGGTAAACGTTGCACTATCTGGTTCTATGGACGGTGGACTAGCGCCTGGATTAACAGTTCTTGCTGGGCCATCTAAACACTTTAAAACATCATTTGCCCTATTAATGGCAGGTGCATATATGAAAAAGTATCCAGATGCAGTCATGCTTTTTTATGACTCTGAGTTTGGTTCACCTCAAGCATATTTCAAACAGTTTGAAGTTGATACTTCACGAGTTCTTCATACACCAATTACCAACGTAGAAGAATTGAAATTCGATTTGATTGCACAACTAGAAGGTCTTGAACGCACTGATAAGGTCATTGTAGTTATTGACTCTATTGGTAACTTAGCATCAAAGAAAGAAATGGAAGATGCTATTAATGAAAAATCTGTTGCAGACATGTCTCGTGCAAAAGCACTCAAAGGCTTGTTTCGTATGTGTACACCGTATCTTGCAATGAAAGATATTCCACTTCTTGCTGTTAATCACACATATCAAGAAATAGGACTGTTCCCTAAAGCAATTGTTTCCGGTGGTACAGGTATTTACTATTCTGCCGACAATATTTGGATCTTAGGTCGTAGACAAAATAAAAAAGGTACAGAAGTAACAGGGTATGATTTTGTTATCAATGTAGAAAAATCTAGATTTGTAAAAGAAAAATCTAAAATTCCTGTTACTGTATCTTGGGAAGGCGGAGTAGAAAAATATTCTGGTTTGCTTGAAGTTGCGCTTGCTGGTGGATATGTGCAGAAACCTAGTAATGGTTGGTACGAATCAGTTGATCCTTCTACGGGCGAAATTTTATCCGATGGTAAAAAAAGAGAAGCAGAAACCCTACTCGAAGAATTTTGGACTCCTATCTTTGATTCTACAGACTTCAAAGAGTTTGTTAAAAAATCTTATACGATTGGTCACAAATCAGAGATTGATATGGATGCATTAGTGGATATTGAAAATGTCTAAAATTGCAATTACAGGTCTTGCTGGATTTATAGGTTCAATGCTAGCACGTGAATTACATGCTGCTGGTCATCATGTTATAGGCTTTGATAATTATAATGACTATTATGATCCCGAACTTAAAAAAGCTCGTGCAGCAAAATTAGTTGATGATTGTGGTATTATTGTTGAAAAGGTTGATTTAAGAAATGCAAAAGATTTAAAAGATTGGGTATATTTTAAACGACCAGACATTATAATGCATTTGGCTGCATATGCCGGTGTTCGCCATTCAATGGTAGAACCCGGTAACTATGTTGAAAATAATATTGTAGGTACACATAACCTAATTGAAGCTTGTTATAATGCAGATATAAAAAAGGTTGTGTATGCATCAACATCATGTGTTATGGCAGGCAATTCTTTACCATGGTCTGAAGACGAAAAACTTGGCTATCAACTCAATCCATATGGGTATTCTAAGGCTACAAATGAATCACAGTTTATGGCATCGCCAATTCCATCAACTGTTGGTCTTAGATTTTTTACAGTCTATGGACCATGGGGTAGACCAGATATGGCTCTGTTTGATTTTACTAAAAAGATTATCGCTGGCAATGAAATTGAATTATTTAATTATGGTGATATGATTCGAGATTTTACATATGTTGACGATATTGTTCAAGGTATTAGTATTATACTAGAAAAAACGTTGTCAGAAGACTATGCAAAGGAAATATACAATATTGGTAATGGTCAACAAGTTCAACTTATGGATTTTGTTAATAATATTGAAAAGCAACTTGGTCGTACAGCAAGAAAAAAACTTGTGCCAAAACATCCAGCAGATACTCAGACAACATGGTCAGACTGTACTAAACTTAGTGCACTAGGTTATAAACCACAGACTTCTATTGAAGAAGGTGTCGAAAAATTTGTCAACTGGTATAAATCATATTATGAGGTAAATTAATGAAACATGAAGAAAATAAGACTTATGAATTAATACCTGGAGAAGAACATGAAGATGCTTGGCATGTGCGAATTCTCGAAGGTGATTTTATAGAAACGGTATTACAATATGGTAAAGTTTCTGTAAATGAAAAAGAAGGTTGTATGACTTTTGACTTTGCTGTCATAAGTAGTCCAAATGAACTTGCTACATCAGAAAATGTAGACTTGCAGATATGTGCAGGTGACATTCTTCAAGAATGTATTAAATCTGGGTTAGAAGAAGGTTCTATAGGTTTAAGAGAAAGAGATAAAATGAAAGATGGTACCATTGCAAACAAATCTTGAACAAGTAATTCTTCGTAACTTATTAACAGATGAAAATTATATGCGAAAGGTTTTGCCTTTTGTAAGACCAGATTACTTTGAAGGTGTGTATAAAATACTTTTCAAAGAAGCTGGTGAGTTTGTTGGTAAATACAACAAACTGCCAACTATAGAATCATTTAAAATTGAGTTAGACCAAAGCGACAAATTAAGCTCCGAACAATATACCGTTGTACTTGATTTATTACCCACACTGTTTGCCAAAGAAGAGAATGACCCAACATGGTTACTTGATCATACAGAAAAATGGTGTCAGGATAGAGCAATATACAACGCTATTATGGAATCAATTTCAATTATTGATGGTAAACATGAGTCTTTAAGTAAAGGTGCTTTGCCTGACTTGTTATCTAAGGCATTAGGTGTTGCCTTTGATACAAATGTAGGACATGATTATATTGAAAATTCTGAACAAAGGTATGAGTTTTATCACACAAAAGAAGATCGGATTCCATTTGACCTTGAATATTTTAACAAAATTACAAAAGGTGGTGTACCGCGTAAAACACTTAACATTGCCCTTGCAGGTACGGGCGTTGGAAAATCGTTATTTATGTGCCATGTTGCTAGTGGTGCTTTAGTAGAAGGTAGAAATGTTCTTTACATTACTATGGAAATGGCAGAGGAACGTATTGCAGAACGTATTGATGCTAATTTGTTAAATACACCCATCGATCAACTTTCTAACTTATCTAAGGATATGTTTAAAACTAAGATTGATGACTTAACTCGTAAAACAACTGGTAAGTTAATTGTGAAGGAATATCCAACTGGATCTGCACATTCTGGACATTTTCGCGCACTATTAAATGAATTAAAATTAAAAAGATCATTCGAACCAGATATCATTTTTATTGATTATTTAAATATCTGTTCTTCTTCTCGAATGAAAGCTATGGGAGGATCGATCAATTCTTATACATACATTAAGGCGATTGCTGAGGAACTTAGAGGACTGGCGGTGGAGTTTAATGTACCGATTTTCTCGGCGACTCAAACGACGCGGTCGGGCTATGGCAATTCGGATGTCGGTTTGGAAGATACATCTGAGTCTTTCGGTCTACCAGCTACAGCGGATCTCATGTTCGCTCTTATATCAACTGAAGAGCTTGAAAAACTTGGTCAAATGATGGTCAAGCAATTAAAAAACAGGTATAATGATCCAACATTAAACAAAAGATTTGTGATTGGTGTTGATAGGTCTAAAATGAGATTATACGATGCGGACGAAGCTGAACAAACGCTAGTTGATGACACACCAGTCTTTGATAAGTCAGTATCTGGTAGTAGAATTAATTCAGAAAAATTTAAAGAGTTTTTGCATGCGTAAATCTATAGGCAAATTGCATTCAGCAACTAAGGATTTGCATCATGCTTGTGAAAACCACGCTGTTGGCGCTGCTATGGCTTCTGGTTCACCTAGAGATGATTGGTATGCATCTTGGCTATCTTCTCTACTAGTGATACATAGTTATTTAGATAATAGTATGCCTATCTATTGTCAACGAACATATCAACTTAGTATTGATTTACAAAAAATAAAATGTGATGTATATACACCATATGCTGCTTATAAGTATATTCAATCATTATGCGATATAGAAGATAGATTGGGTGGCTGTTATGTATTAACTGGTGCTGGTCTTATGGGCGGTGCTATTATGAAAAAAAGACTAGTTAACTATCCAACGTATCATTTAGAATTTTCTGATAGACCTTTAGCATTGGAATTTTTAAAAAGTCTTAGAAATAAAGAAGAACTGACCGAATCTGCCAAAAAATGTTTTTATGCTTTACTTCAAATTATGGATGAAATTGAAAATAATGTTTAAAATTAAGGAAACCAAAAAATGAACTATAAAGGACCAGGAATTAGTACATATTGGGGTGATGATGAATATTCAGATCGTAAGGCAATTGTTATGAAAAATAGTGAAGGATTTTACGTAGAATTTTATAAAGAAGAAAAACTTTTGGAACGGCGAAACGTCTACGAGCACAGTGAAATTTATGCAGAAAATACTGCAGAAAACTTTGTAATGGGAATTATTCAATGACCGTTAAATTAATTAGTTACTCAAAGGGAGAGAAAGATGAAAGTCTCCAGGACATCATTGCGTATACAGCCCGTGTCTCGAATCCATCCAACCAAGACAACACCGAAACGTCAGAAAGATTATTACGATATCTCATCCGAGAAAAACACTGGTCACCATTTGAAATGGTTAGTGCTTGCTTGGAAGTAACCACAACTCGTGATATTGCTCGACAGTTATTGAGACATAGATCGTTTTCGTTTCAGGAGTTTTCTCAGCGATATGCAGACCCAACTCAAGACCTTAATTTTATTATGCGACAAGCAAGACTTCAGGACACAAAGAACAGACAGAATAGCATTGAACTAAGTGATTATCATGAGCATGTCGATTTACAACTTGAATGGTATAAACAACAAGCAGAAGTCACAAATGCAGCAAAGAAATCTTATCAATGGGCGATTGAAAATGGTATCGCTAAAGAACAAGCTCGCGCAGTTCTACCAGAAGGTATCATGGAATCTAGATTGTATGTTAACGGAACCATTAGGTCATGGATCCATTACATCGAACTACGCTCTGGCCACGGAACACAGAAAGAACACATCGAACTAGCTCGTGCATGCTCGGCCGCACTAGAACCTATCTTTCCCATGATTAAAGAGTTTTGTCATTAAATCAAAAAAAAACGTAAGTGATTGATTTCATTTGAAATAAAAATGCACTTTTTTGTTTACATTTAAAGAAAAATAGTGTATAATAGATCTATAAAATGGAAAAGGAAAGAAAATCATGTTAAAGTTAGTCAAAGTTTCTGAAGGTTTCTACAAAGCTTCAAATATTGTTTCAGACCATAATGCATTTATCGATACAGATATGCTTGGTGACTTTCGTGGTACTGTAGAGATCGAGACTGAAAATGGTTTTGATGCTGACGAGTCTACAGGCTTTCCTACTATTGAAGAAGCTGCTCGTTGGATCGAGTGCCGAGTTGGCGAAGCTGCAGTAGGTGGTACTCCAGTTATCATGTCTACTAACTTTGATGGTTCACCAATGATTGAAGAGGCAGCATAATGGGACAGATTGCTTTAGGAATTATCTTTATGTTTGCTGTGGCTTCACTTCCAATTCTTTTAATTTGGTAGGAGTATATTATGGGTAAAATAAAAGTTCCAGTAATAGATGGTGAAGAATTCGCTCAGGAAAACTATAATATTTCACGAAATGAATTTTGTGCTCTCGCTTTTGCAAAATTTAAACCAATGTCTCCAGCAGCACGTGCTGCGGTTGAATCTTATGATGAGATTCAAAATGATTTGAAAGCTTATGAGGAGTATTATAATGCCAATTGAAAAACAACGTTATCCAACCGACTCTTTGATTGGAACATTTGAGCGTAACAATCCAGCTGATATGGAACAGCTTGAAATGGTAAAGCAAATGGTCTCTCGTTTTAATGGTTGGCTTAAACAGTCGGGAAGTGATCAGCGATATCGCATTTGTCTTCGTGGTCGTAAGCCATATAAGAAAATGAAAGTCAATGAAGTCTTTTACAAATCAAAGGGCGAAGTGTCTTATTCTTATCATGGAAACATCGTTGGCGGAATTGAAAACGCTTCAGTATTAAAGGCTTTTATTTACAGGAGATATTGGTAATGAAATTGCTATTTCCAGAAGATAGTATCGAAAAT